ATTAAGTACACGGTGCTTAAGCCTTCCAAGAAAGGTGTGAAGTCTCTGAGTGGCAAACGTGCATGGGCGAATGCTGCTCCTAAGGGGTCTTTCATGCACGGGTCGGTGGAAGGAACTCCTGGTGTCACGAGTAACAACAAGTGCAACAAAGTGATGTGAGTTGTTGACACAAACCCTCCGAGAGTTTATAATACTTAAGGAGGGTACTTTTTGTTAATGGTGTAACGATGTCCACCACGAACACGAATAGATAAACGAAGACCTTATGAGCAGCTAACTCAGCGGCAGTTTGAGCAGTTATCTTCGCGGTCTTATGTGTAGCGGTGGGGCGCGTATCCTTATATAAAAACGCTTAACTACCCTAATCTATAACGAACCCAAAAAGCGATCGAAATAACACACGCATTCAAAATTTTTTTTGCCAGTATAAAACCGCCATAGGGTCCGCTCAAAGAACTCGAATGTCTATATAAGATCAGAATGGTCATATAAGGTGTGTATGGAACTGAAGTTGGATTATTATGACAAGGATCTTCTAGTTGATTGTATTGAGTATCGATTACAGAATGACACTGAGTTAATCACAAATGATTCTCTTAGGGAAGAGATCGAAGATTTATTATCAATTATCGAAGATGAACTTGTATAACATTCTGGTAGATGGTGAGGTCATTACAGAGGAAGTACGTGAATGTGATCTTCAACATAAAGTTGAAATGATCAGAGCTTACTGTAATCTGTTACCAGAACACAGATTTTCAAAGGTTACTTATGAGTTAATAAATAACCCAGAGACCATTGCATGAATTGATTTGTGGTGGTAGAATAGTTACGTTGCAATTCTAGTTTTATGTCGAAAGGATTTACAATTAAAGCAAATGCTCCTGCAGTGAAGAAAAACGAAGAAGAGTTTAATCTTCAAGCTGCGAAGGAGATGATCAAAGGTAAGTCAATTGTCTTCTGTATGCCTGGAAGAGGTTGTTCTTACATTTTTCTAAAGAATTTTGTTCAACTCTGTTTTGATCTTGTACAGAACGGAGCATCGATTCAGATTTCTCAAGACTATAGTTCCATGGTGAACTTTGCACGATGCAAGTGTTTAGGTGCAAATGTTCTTCGTGGACCTAATCAGATTCCTTGGGATGGTAAACTGAAGTATGATTATCAACTCTGGATTGATAATGATATTGTTTTTAACACCGAACAGTTCTATCGTCTTGTCGCAATGGACAAAGACATTGCAGCTGGTTGGTATATGACCGAAGACGGTCGTACCACATCTGTTGCACACTGGTTGGAAGAAGATGACTTCAAGAACAACGGTGGTGTCATGAATCATGAGACTGGTGAAACGATGGAGAAACGTCGTAAACCCTTCACCGTTGATTACACTGGTTTTGGTTGGGTACTGATCAAGAACGGTGTCTTTGAGAATCTTGAGTATCCTTGGTTCGCTCCAAAGATGCAAGTCTTTGATTCTGGTGAAGTTCAAGATATGTGTGGTGAGGACGTATCGTTCTGTCTCGATGCAAAAGCGAAGGGATATGAGATCTGGTGCGATCCTAAGATCCGTGTGGGACACGAGAAGACTCGTATTATCTGAGTTTGAAAATGGCGCGTTTAGAACCGATTCTAGGCGCGCCTCGGCGCGAAAAAACATTCTAAATTTATTTGAGGTATTTTAACTATGGCAGTCAAAGCAAAAGGTGGACTTGGTAAGAACACTCACGTCTCTGGTCCTCCGAAGAAAACTCGGCAAGGTCAAGGTGGAGGTACTAAATATGCTGCCACGTCACGTAATAAAGCTAAAAAGCCTTATCGTGGTCAAGGTAAATAAATAAAAATAAACCTTAGATTTAAAAATGGCAGACGCAACTCCAAAGACTGGACCAAATCCTTCAGATTCACCATCAACAAGTCCAGAGAATGCTAAAGTTTTTGGTTATGATGTAGCTTCACAATCAAGGAAAGCAGCATCAGCACCAAAAGTTAACCCCAATTCTCCACTAGCTGCTGGTTGATATGACGGAAAAGGAAGCATATCTACACGAGTGGATCGAAGAATTATCGACTCCTCGGGATGAACTTGGTGGAGCACCAGTATGTCCCTATGCTTCCATGTCAAAAACTAGTATTGTTGAAACACCAATTGATGACATTGTGCCTGAATCAGGGTATGATGTCATCATTTTTATTGTAGAAGACTTCTGGAAACCTCATCAACTCCTTAGGTGGGTTAATTTTTACAATCAGAAGTATACTTATTACAAATTTTATGATGATAGTGCTCTTTCCGAGACTTTCATTAATGGAATTCGTACAAATAATCAGAAATTTAACTTAATTTTGTGTCAGTCGAAGAAAAAATTGAATGCGATGCGTAAGAAACTCGCTGAAACTGACTATTATTCGTATTGGAGTAAGGAATATTTGGAAGAAGTTCTCGGAGAGGACATAAAAATAGTCGAAAAATCAGAAGAAGAAGACATTTCGGGATAGCAACCCCGTAAAAAGTTCTGATCTAAAAAATCAGGAGCTAAAAATGTCAAATCATCCAGTCCCAGATCAGGGAAAAGACTTTATTGAGTCTGGAATGACACTCATAACCGACCCAAAATCGGACAAATACTTAAATATGCTTCGTGAAGTCGCTCATGATCACATTCATGACATCAAAAGACAGACAAAACTTCATGAACAAATCAGAAATGATGATGATTATGATGATTGGGAGTATGGTACTGAACCAGTCTATGGTAAAAAGTGGTAAAAAGGTCTTATACATATAATAAATACCCTTTGTTTACAAGTAATGGCATTAATTTCTCGAAAATTTAGAGATATTAGTTTGTCTTTTGTACGAAATCCTGTTACTAATGACATTCTTGCGATTACAAATGAGGATGCCATCAAGAAATCGGTGATCAATTTGGTCAGAACAAGGGTAGGTGAGAGATTTTTTAATGATATTCTTGGAACAAACGTTGATAATTCAATGTTTGAACTACAGACACCCGAGTTAGCGAGTTCTTTAGAGATTGAAATATCAACTCTTCTAAAGAACTTCGAACCTCGGATTAAACAAGGGACAGTTGATATTACATATCCACCAGATTCGAACGAAATCAATGTGAGAATATCATATGATATTGTGGGAATACCTGCCCCACAACAGACTATAGACTTTTTACTACAGCCAACTAGAATCTAATGGCATTCAATCAGTTTACAAACTTAGATTTCGAAAATTTAAGGACTCAAATCAAGGACTATTTGAGATCAAACAGTGAATTCACTGATTTTGATTTCGAAGGTTCTAACTTTTCGACGCTGATTGACTTATTGGCATATAACAGTTATGTGACTGCCTTTAACTCAAACATGGCAGTCAATGAAGTATTTCTTGATAGTGCGACTCTTAGAGAAAACGTTGTTTCACTTGCAAGGAATATTGGTTATGTTCCTAGATCAAGAAGAGCGGCACGTGCTAGAGTCGGTTTTGATGTTGATATGAGTCAGACGGACTCAAGAACAGTAAAAATTCTTGCAGGTCAAGTTGCTCTTGGAGCAGTTCAGGGTGGAAACTATATCTTTTCTATACCTGACGATGTAACAGTTCCTGTTGATACTAATGGAACTGCTACGTTTAGTTCTTTGGAGTTATATGAGGGAATATATCTAACCTCAACATTTGTTGTAGATAACTCTCAAGCAAATCAAAGATTTGTTTTACCGAATGCAAATATAGACACGACTACTATTAGAGTAAGTGTCAAAAATCAGATTACAGAACAATATACACAATATTCGAATATTCTAAATGTTGATGAGAACTCAAGGATATTCTTAATTCAAGAAATTGAAGACCAGAAATATGAACTTAGATTTGGTGACGGAATAATCGGTAAGAAGTTGGATTCTGGGTCAGTAATTACTGCTTCTTATATCGTAACGAATGGAACGACTGGTAATGGAGCTTCCAACTTTACCTTCTCTGGTATTATTCAAGATAATAATGGTACTGATGTTACTAGTGGAATCTCTTTACTATTAACTGAAGCATCATCCCAGAATGGGGACGAGATCGAGTCTATAGACTCTATCAAGTACTTGGCACCTAGAGTCTATTCATCGCAGTTCAGGGCGGTCACAGCGAA